GTATTATAAGATGAGGAGAAATTTTAATAAAGAACACCTGATATGGAGAAAAAGGGTGATTGATAGAGATGGGGGATGTGTTGTCTGTGGTAAGACTGGAAAGTATATGAATGCCCACCACCTAATCCCAGCGAATTTTATTAAATACCAATTTGAACTAAATAACGGACTCACTCTCTGTGCTGGATGCCATACACTCGCAAAGTTCTCCGCCCACAAAAACCCCATTTGGTTTTGCAAGTGGTTAGCAAAGAATAAGTCAGAACTCTACTGGATAGCAATCGACAGACTGCAGGAGTTGGAAGAGGAATGATGAAGTATGATAAATGGCAACAAGAGATACTAGACGCAGAGGGAGACATACTGGCAAATACAGGCAGACAAGTAGGCAAAACCACAGTATTTAGCCACAAAATTGCCAAATATATGCTAGAACACCCAAAACACCAAGTAATCGTAGTAAGCCTAACAGAAGACCAAGCCCAACTGATTATAGTGATGGTTTTGGACTATTTGGAGCGAAATCACAAGAAACTCATCAAAAAAGGCAAAAACAAGCCAACCAAATCAAGAATCTGGCTCACAAACAACGCACACGTAATATCCCGACCAGTTGGGAACACAGGAGACGCCGTGAGAGGCTTCACAGGCAACGTTCTCTATATTGATGAGGCGTCCGGAATGCCAGAACTCATGTGGAAGGCAGCAATGCCAACACTGATGACCACAGCAGGACAGATCTGGATGTCTAGCACTCCACGAGGAAAATTTATAGGATCTGGAACAAAAAAGAACTTCTTTTTTAAGTGTTGGGAGAACTTAGAAGAACGATGGCAAGTCTTCAATATTACATCAAAACAAGTCATAAAAGAACGAACAATCACAGATGACTGGACAACTGAAAAGAGAGACAAAGCCTTAGTGTTCTTAGACAACCAACAAGCTCTGCTGACCGAGATGGAGTTTCAGCAGGAGTATGAGGGAATGTTTTTGGATGATATGAGACAGTGGTTTGATGATGACCTGATACAATCCTGCATGACTAACTCAAGACCAAACCATATCAAGAAAGGAGATTATTATCTAGGTGTTGATATTGCACGTATGGGAGAGGATGAAAGCACTTTCGAGATCATAAATATGCAGGGAGATCACCTAAGCCACATCGAAAACCAAATCACCACAAAAACCAAACTCACTGACACCACCCATCATATAGAGGCTCTTCATCTCCTCTATGATTTTTCTAAAGTCTTTATAGACGATGAAGGGATTGGTGTCGGTGTTCTTGATATGCTACTGGAGAAGGACAATGATTGCCGAAGCGTAACAATCGGAATCAACAACTCCAAACAAATCATAGATAAGGACGGAAGAGGGAAGAAACTACAGAAGACACTCCTCTACTCCAACCTAAAGAGACTAATGGAGACAGGAAAGATATCACTCCTCGATGAACCTAATGTCTTCCAGTCTCTTAAGAGTGTTCAATACGCATACTCAAACGACTCTCTAGGAACACGACACCTCAAAATTTTTGGGAATTACACCCATATTGCAGAAGGACTAGTTAGGGCGGCGTGGTGCGTAAAATACAAAGATTTAAATCCAACCATCTACACTATAAAGATATGAAAGAAAAGATAAGTCCCACGACTACCCCAAACTTCGAGAAAGGTGAATCATATGTTCTGGAAGATAAAGACTATTTACTCATAGAAGCAATCAACAACCTAACAAAAGAATTAGAGAGAGGTAGAACAAATGGCTGATGAAGGAACTTTGGCAACAACGGCACAGGTCTTATTCCTATTGGGAGAGAATGCAGGAGCAAATCAAATCCTAGAGGCAAACACAAACTATGCGATACTTATGGCCGAGAGTGAGATTTACCTAAGAACGAGCAGCGACTTTGTTGCTAACTATGCTAGTATAGACGCTAACTTAAAACAAGCCCTAGCAAAGTGTGCAGGGGCGAAGGCAGCAATGATATTAGTTAATCAAAACCAAAACACGTGGCAACTCGCAACAACACAGAGCAAGTTAAATGTTCTAAATTCCTTATATGAGGAGACACTACAAAGAATCATCGAGGCGGATATAGAATGGTAGACCTACAACCAACACCATTCACGACAGCGTCCCCTTTACTGGTTAATTTTGACTATACAGATATATCCAGCGGGGTCGGCTTTGAGGAATATAACTTTATGCAAGTGGAAAATTCAGCAGGTGATGATTATCTCCTTTCCCCAGACACTCCCTACTCTTCAGAGGAAGTCAGAATGTACCAAGCAAGCGAATCATTTACACCATTCTCTATTAGACTAGATGATGATTATGATTTGACAGAATTTACAATAAATAGAACAGCAAAAGGCACAGGAATAATAAACATAGATACAATACAATTTGGGTCGGGGGGAAACTCCGCAAAACACTATTTTATAGTAAAGGTTAGAAAGTGGGACGGAGTGACCGAGACAGATATAGCAACTGCACAAAGCGAGACAAGAACATACTCTGGGAACTATGCCTCCCAAAAACTTTTATCATTTCCTATAGTAATCCCAGAGACACAATTTGTAGTAGGAGAAACCTTAAGAGTTACCATAGAGTTTTGGGCAAGAGTTGAGGGACACGCCGCAACAATAGGAATGGACTATGGGACAGACCCCGCAAACAGAACATATACTAGAACATCACCATCATCAGCAACCCTAGATACAACAAAATCAAATATTAAAATTCCTTTTTTATTAAACTTATAATGGCAGACCTAAACTTATCACGAGCAACCACAACGGAAATTTCAGTTCCAGACTTCATAGTGGAAGCAAAAGCCTTAGACACAGAAAACACACAGGGAGAGACATTTTGGTATTTTCCAGAAGCAACAACCAACTTTGGCTACTACTTTTCCATACCAGAAATAAACAGTTCTGCCAATAGTCTAGCAACATGGACAACAGGAAAAGGAATAGATTTTCAGGGGAACACAATGACAGAGGTTGATATGGAGAGGATTATAGGAATAGGAAATGACAGTTTCCAAACAATTCTCTGGAACCACGAAGTAACAAAGTTAGTGGTTGGAGATGCCTTTATTGAGATTGTGAAAAAAGATACAAAAATAATAAATCTTAAACCAATTAGTCCAGAGAGGGTGAGGATAGTTGTTAGTGGTGGATTAATTAAAAGATATGATGTATGGGATAGTAAAAAATGGGTTAAAATAATGCCAGAGAAGATGATCCACAGTTCTAATAACAGAATAGGGGACCAGATACATGGGACATCGCAGATTGATGCTTGTAAGTGGGTTATAGATGCTAGGAATGAGGCTTTAATAACTAATAGAATGATCGAGAAGAGAGGCCGGGCTTTGGGTATTGTATACTATAAGACTAACAACACAGGCAAAATATCTTATGCTAACGAGCAAATAGAGAAAGCAGTTAAAAATGGACAGATGTTAGGGCTACCAGAGGACACCGCAGAGATAAAAGACTTTCCAGTAAAATCATTACAAGAAAGACTAAACTGGATAAGATACCTAGAGAACTTTTTTTATCAGACATTCGGCGTTCCTCGTATTATTGCCACATCTGAAGGCACAAGTGAGGTTGGGGGCAAGATTGGATTTCTTGTATTTGAACCAATCTACACAAGACAACAATCATTGTTAGAAGAAGATTTTTGGCACCAAGCAGGAATTAAATTTAAGTTGTTAAGACCGCCTACACTATCTGGAGTAGTAGCACAAGACGAAGCCAAGAACACAGGACAATTAGGGATACAACCAAACGACATGGAGGCGTCGATGACTAGAGAATAATGGTAGAACGTTCAGCAGATTTTATAGGTCCATTAAGATTAGGAGATACAAGAGTCCCACCAAGAGATTTAAGTAAAATGGAACCAGTTGGAAGCCCTAGAAGGAATTGTATTGATAATGGCGGAAAGTGGATAGATGGAGCCTGTGTGTATCCAGAAGGATATACTAGGACAATTCCTAAAGAACAACCAACAACAATAACAAGCCCAAAAGGCACACCAGCCGCACTCCAAGCAGCGAGGGACAGGTGTAAAGCTAGGGGATCAGGCTGGGTATGGGACGAAGCCACAAGAACCTGCACGAGAGTGAGTAATAAACCAGTAGGAGCAGGGGGAAGTATAGACACAGAAGAAAAAAGACAAGCCACAAGACAAGTTGGAGACACAGAGAGACAAAAATTAATGGTTCAAGCAGGGGTAGAAACTTCAGCAGCTAAAGCACTAGAAGCTAAAAATAGAGAGTATGCAGAGGCGACAGAAATACTAGGAAGTTTTGAAAAAGGACCTACCTTTGAAGAACGTATGTCAGAGACAGAATTGTCAGACATTTTTAACAAACAGACGGTATTGGCAGGGGCAAAGGGTTCATTAGATACTGCTATATCTAGAGCAGGTCAATTTGCCGCTATAGGTGCAGGAATTGGTGCAGTAGGTGGTGGGGTAGCGGCTGCAATACCCACAGCAGGTGCAGCAGCAGTGCCCGGAGCAGCAGCAGGTGGTTTCGCAGGTGGTAAAGCAGGAGCAGGAATTGGTTTTATTTTTGGTTTAGCAGAGGGTTTCTGGAAAGGAGCAAGTAGTAACGCAGCGTCTCAAGCAAGTGGACATACAGGAGCAAGAGCCAAGACAATAAGAGCAGTAAAGACAGATATGACTAGGGATGTTTCTACTATGTGGAGTGGACGAGGAAATAAGGCAGACCTAGCAGCAGATTTTATGAAAAGGAAGAACGATGCATGGGATGCATATGCACAATTAACAGTAGATGTGAGGCGTGAAGTTAATTTGGCAATGGGAGAAGATGGGACTGTGATACTACAGCAATATAAAGAGTTCTTTGCACCGGGCGGACAGGCAGAGATATTAGAAGAAGAAATGAAAACAGCTTTATTTTCAGCTCCAAACATAGAAAGAGCAGACCAATTATTCGCAGAGGCTAACAACGAAGCAATTTTGGCAGCTTTAGAGTTGGCAGCAAAATGAAAACAGTAAAAGAAAGATTAGCAAGAATAGAAACAACCCAATATTTTATTTTAGTGATACTATTAGCCCACGTTGGTATAGCCTACATCCCATTACTTCTGGCGATACTTTTATAAAGAACGTTACGATATAATTCTATGACCGATGAAAAAACCAATGAGAGTAACGCAACAGGAGAAAAAACTACTCCTAGCATTACGGACAATAAAGAACCTCTTTCCGAGTTTGATAGTCTTAAAGCGAAGAATGATGAGTTTGCTAAAGAGCTACTTAGGGGGCAAGAACTCCAAGCGGAAGCGAACAAGCTTGAGGCGAATAAACAATTAGCAGGAACTACTGGCGGCAGAGTAGAGCCAGAGGTAAAAGAAGTAAGTGATGAAGACTATGCTAAAAGCGTGATGGCAGGGAATGTCCCAGATGCCAAAGAATAAGCCAGAAGAACCCGAAATAGAACTCTATAATGAGGAGCAACAGTTCTGGGCTAACACAAAAGAGAACGCCACAGCATCTATAGAAGCCTACGAGAAAGGCATAAAACTCGCAAAGGCGACAATAATCATGGCAGAAGGCAAAATAAAGGATCATGCCGCAAAATAGAAACATTTAAGTAGTTATTCGGTTAAACGATTATATGGCAGACGAATGCACTCTAAACGTTAGGACAAACAACCCTATTGACTTTACTGTGGCCGATGGAACCGCAATAGCAAAAGGATCAGTATTAAAGATGACGAATGGACGTGTGGCAATTCTAGCAGATGGTGACGGAGATATTTGTGCAGGAATAGCAGCAAGGGATAAGATTGCATCGGATGGAAGAACACAATTAGCAGTATTTAGGCGAGGAATTTTCACTGGAACAGCAGGAGTAGCAGGAGTCACAGTAGGAGAGGCGATTCAAACAGATGTATCAACGAGTTCTGCAAACAGATTAGTAGATGCAGACGTAAACTCTGAACAAATTGTCGGGATTGCCCTAGCAACGGCGGCAAGTGGAGCAACATTTGAATACGAACTAATGCCT